ATGGTTTCTATACCATCAACAATATGAATATCTTCTATGGTTGGTTTACACCATACACCATTCTTCATCTTTGAAATAATGACACGATTACCAATGCGTTGAGATATTTTAAACCGGTGAAAACACATAACGAATTTATTGGTCGTACGCCACTTCGACATATTTGCGGTGAGAATTACATAAACACCAAATGTAAGCTGTTGTTCAATCCGCTTCCTCGTACCAATGAAAGACAATATTGAACCCATGACAAGGTCATCGAAGTAGTATTGCTTCGACATCGTTCGTAGTGTTTCGTCGGGCACAAGTGAGTTGAACTGGAAGTTCGTTTAGTGTTTTCGTCTTAGTGGGTTGAACCGGATGAATCAATTTTGAAAAAAAATAGGGTTTCCCCATTTTTTTGTTTTTCTTGAATTGCTTAAATATCGTCATCGCTTTCGACATCTGGTTCTTGTTTCGCCTTAGGTTCTTGTTTCGCCTTAGGTTCAATTGCCTTGGGTTTTGCCTTGGGTTTCGCTTTGGGTTTCGCCTTGGGTTCGGGTTCATCGTCGCTTGCTGCCTTCTTCGCCTTAAGAACTGCGACTTTTGCTTCCGCCTCTGCGATCTTCTCTTCGTCTGACTTGGGTTTGGACGGGACTTTCCATCCCGCCTGTTTGAGTTTCACGATGCACTCTTCAGAGTTTGACCAATCATCCCCGAAATCTTTGCGGATGGCGTCATATTCAGAGCGCTTAGAAGGTTTGGTTGACTTGGTTGGTTCGCCTGGCCAACCTGCTGCTTTGAGTTGCTCGATGCAATCTGCCTTCTCTTTCCAATCTTTGCCGAATGGTTTACGAATCTTTGCGTATTCTGCCTTCGCATTCATCATCGGGAGCATTGAAGGGTCAATCGGTTTGGGGTCGGGTTTGGCAGGTTTGTCGTCTTTCACTTCTTGCATGATCGACGCAATGGCATCATCGCTCATGTCAGGATTCCCTTGCTCGAGCACCTTCTTTGCGACCGCGAGCGCGAACTTGTACGCCCAGTGCACGTTTATGTTACCCTTCTTGTCTTCCGATGCGAATGACTCAAGTGCGATGTTGTAGGACATATTGGTTTGTTGGTTTGATCGTGTGTATAGTCTGGTGGTGGTGTGTTGAACTGAGATAAAAATCCAATTTCAATTTTGTAACCGCAACCGCAACTAGAGACCGCAACCGCAACTAGAGACCGCAACCGCAACTAGAGACCGCAACCGCAACTAGAGACCGCAACCGCAACTAGATCTCGAAATTGAAAACCTGAGTCGAACTAACTTACTTTACCACGAACTAACACTAAACGAAACACTAAACTTCAACCCACTTACAAACATACGATGATTTACTACGACGAAGAACATATGGAAGACTTTTACGAATCGGCATATAGATGGTCTAGGCACGAAGTCAACGACCAATTTGAATTCACAGATTTGTGGAACTATATTACCGGGTTCGATGATGGTTGCCTTCCGATCCACATTGCTAAGGAGTTCTTCGATGAGCTTGCTTCGCCATGGGTATATTTTGACATGGAAGACAATATGATTAAAGAAATTCCAAATGTATGAGTAGATACACAGGTACAAAAAAATGGGGCAACCCTATTTTTTTTATGGAAACCCTATTTTAAAAATTGATTTCATAATTAGATCTCACTTGATTTACCCGAAATTACAATGACAACTATTACCGGAAACTTCGAACTTTCAAACGAGATGAAATCGCGCCAAGGAAAGCGTAAATTCGTGTTTGGAGAACATCAATGGGGTCGTTTGACGAACTGGATTGCGGCTGAGACATTATATACTCCATCGTTTGATATGGACGGATTGTTTGACAAGATGTACCACGTAGATATTGAGATTCGACAAGAAGCAAAACGCGAATTCAACCGAAGGATTTCTCGCGCGATCATAATGGGAGATGGTGACAGGCAGTTTATGTGCGGGGAAACTTCAACAAATTTCCCTAAAATCAAATCAAAAACATACCGTACTATCAAGATATCAGATTTGGTTTGGATTATCAACGACCATCGAGCAAAATTAAAGGAGTGGTCCAAACCAAAACCAGTTAAACCAGTTAAACCGGTTCAGAAACCAGAATTACCTGAACCTGAACTGGTGATTGAAAACGATGATGTTCCTGATGATTGGGACGAGCGATGAAAACTAAGAAAACAAAAAATGATTATTGGACGCAAGTGATGAACTAAGAAAAACAAAAAAAATGGGGCAACCCTATTTTTTTTAAATGATTTCTATCAATTTAAAGGATTATAAAATAATGTCTAACTCTGGGTTTATGCCAGATTTTTCTACCTAGCATTTCATCCCAGATATACTGCACGTCTCCGTTTAACCAGAACGGGTCAACTACCAATTTATCTTTTGGAATGAATTTGTCTATTATGCGTAAGTATTCAACTGGTGTGGAGTAATCGTCTGTTTTACTATATTTGGTAAATGCGTTCATTTCAATAAGCGCATACAAAAATTATATTCCATTCTCGATTTCGATTTATTTGTCCCAGTTTATTTGTCCCAGTTTTTGAATAAAAAATTGAAAAATGGATTTGAATAATTAATATACACCAACTCATCAATATGGTCTGTAAAATCTGCAAATCGTTTGGACACTATGCTAAATGTTGCCCAAGTGGGGTTTTTACCGGTAAAGTAAAAAAATCCAAAGGACTTCCTCCGATAACAAAAGTCAAAGCAAAATACACCCACAATCAATATACTGGTCCGAACCACGCTCAAGATAAAATGGTGCAATTGTGCATTGACAATACGATAAGGTCTGTTGAAGAGATGTGCTTGTTTTTCGGGGTTAAAAAACATCGCGATGTAAACCAATTCATGTTGCCTTGGGTGATAGAGAACTGCCCTGAACACGTATGCTTTGCAAGAGAACATAACAAATCAGAACTAATTGATAGTTGTAACAACTGGCGCCTACGAGCGATTGCCAAAGCAAGGCGAAAATACAAGCAGGAGTTCCACTTGAGAATCGCTACTACCGAAAACCCATTTGACTTGTTCGCAACTGAGTCTTTTACGATGGGCAACGCACACCCAACGCCGACACACCAATCGCTGGAAAACAATCCATTCAACTAAACATAAATAAAAAATTGGGGGCAACCCTATTTTTATTTACGCTTATACTTTAATTCAACCAAGTCTTCAAAACTTTGTGAGGTTAGATAATATCTTTCTCCTAATAAGATTCTACCAAAATTATCAAAGAACAGATTTTTACCAACGCCTTGTTCCGACATAAATACCAATCCTACTGGTAATATGCCTGGTTGTTGTGCTAACCAATTTAAACAATATTCTGTACATTGGTCGCATTCACCGCATAATAGATTTAACTGGTAAGTAAATAAATCAATATCTACATCTTCATCGAATGGATATTTTTCTACTTCTAGACCTGTATAAGAATTGAATACTTCATTAGAACATTCCAAAGGTGGAGGTAGAAAATCGATTTTGTATGATGGAAATGCACAATGTTTTTGTGGTGGAATATCTATAACATATAATTTATATTATAATAAAATAGATTATTATCAACATATTTGTTTATTTAAACTAATAAAAAATTGATTTTTATTATTTAAATTTTAAGAAACTAAATATTTACTACGACCAAGAAGATATGTTAGACTTTTACGAATGGGCGAATGGAGGTATCATAGTACTTGTGGGTCTCCTTTGTACTTGGGGGTTCATAGCGACTTGGGTGGATCTGTTTTGTTTCGTTTATGCTTTCAAAAAAAACGATTAAAGAAATTCCACTGTATGAGTAGCTACACTGGTTAAAAAAATGGGGCAACCCTATTTTTTTTAAATGATTTCTATCAATTTAAAGGACAACCTATTTTTTAAAATTGATTTTTCTAGTTCTATCAACATACTTTACCTAACACTTACAAACATAGGTCATACTTACAAACTACGCAGAACAAAACATGGAATTCCCTCAAGACATTTTCAAAGAGATTGTATCCTTTACTGGTCCAACTAAAAAGGAAGTATCTGAAACTGGAGAATATTATTATAAAGTGCGGAATGAATTAATTATTTACAAGGTTTTGAGACGGACAAAATGCTATGTTGTATTACAGGTCGTGGAAGGAAAGAATCAGTTTCATGAACAATCAGGTATTTTCCGCAAAAAAATTTGGCCTAATCCACAAGGCAGAGAAACAATATACATCGAGTATGAAACTCTTTATCCTTCTGATAAAATCACAGGAAAATATAACCAGCAACAATGGAAACAAGTCAAAAAAAAAATAATTGCTTATTGCAAGGATAAGAGTTTACCTTATCCTATCAAATATTTCACCTAAAAACAAAAAAAAAATGGGACCTATTTCGAATGGTCCCTATTTTTTTTGAATTATTTAAGCGAATCGTACATATTACGTTCTGATTCCATTTGTTCATCGCTAAGACGTGGTATACCACACATTCCGCAATAGATATTGTCAAAACGACGCATATTGATTTGTTGCTCAAATACTTTCCACGTTTTGGGGTCAGGGTTTGCTTTTTGATATGCTTTACGTTCTTTTTGTATCATTTTCTTGCTTTTGGTTTGACGCTCTTTCATACATGAGGCACACCTAACCCAAACGCCTTTTGGTTGAAACAAACTATTGGCATATTCCAGACAAATCAACGCCATAAAGTCACCACGTTTAAGAGTTTTGGGTTGTGTCTCATGTTGATAATTACCATCAATATATGCACTTGGGTCTTTCTCTATATCGAGAAGTAAATCTTCGGGAATCTTTGAGCGTAAATCCATTTTGGTAAATTGATTTGTATAAATGATAAAAATCAATTTATACAAAAAAAAAGTTGATGCCACATCACACTTTCCCAGCCCACCACGCTGTTCACTTAAACACCTATTTCACCACAGGAGCAACTTTGTGTTCAACCTTAGGACGCGCCTTGGTTGCCCACCAAAACGGACCTTCTTCGCCTTGGTAAAATATTTGTTTCGCATCACAATTCTCAAATGCTTCGGTAAATGTAGTCAGGGCGTCTTCATCTACATCCGCATCTTCCTTGAAGTGAATGAAATACATCTTGTATTTTTGAGTTTTCCCTTTGACGTCTTTTTCACGGATCACTTCGTCAATGTGGTCGACACAATCACTCTTGAAAATAGTGTTAAACACTTCTTGAACGAACGACTTCTGAGTCGTGAAACGAGTGTACGAAAGGCAAATGGAAGGAACAGACATTATTATTTTGTATTCTTTTAGAATGAACACAATACTAATTTTTTCAAAATTCAATTTTTCAAATGAGACAAAAAATTGAAAAAGTATTTTAACACCATATAACCACACCCGATCAATTATGGAATACCAAAAGAAATTCAAAGTAACCGTTGCCCCGTGCCGTTTCCAATGGGTTGATAGCAATAACAAGTTGGAACGCAAAATCAAGAAAGACAACCGCAAACGTGCTATTCAAAAAGAACGATGGTCCAAGATGTTTAACGATGAAGTTGTAGAAGAATATTTATCTCGTGATGAAATCTGGGACAAATACATTGAAGAAACATAAACAAAAACAAAACAAAAAAAAAACAAAAAAATGGGGAAACCCTATTTTTTTTCAGACTCATTTATGGATTTTCAGACTCATTTCTAGTTTATCGTATTTTATTGGATATTAAACTGGGTCAAATATAGTAAACACAAAATCATGGTTCCATATTAAGGGAAAATGTATAGATTGCGCACTACGTTTTCTACAAGTCAATTGCTGAATATTCAAAAATTGAAAAACTTAACACTCAACTATAATTTCACCCAAAATGGATTATTGGAATGAATACGATAAAATGAAAGTGTATTTGCATTGGAGGTTTGGATATTTTTCAACGCAATATTTGACACGAAGTGAGATAAACAAATACAAACAACATAATATTGCTGAATCTTTTTTGATACAACATCCACAATGTATGCATGAAGTAATACCAAGGATTCATAGAGAATTGTTATCTGAAGAAACGATTCATTTGATTTATTGTCGGGAACTTAATCAAGAACACTATGATATTTTGAATACTTATAATTTGTCTCAATTAAAACATTTGGTAAAAAAAAATTATTATTTAGTGGAACATATCAAAAATAAACAACTCAAAAAATCATGGGCAAAAGCACTGATTGAGACAAAAAAATGGGGGGTAAATACTTTGGCGTTGATAACTAATTTGCCTGATGAACTATATTTCTTTATTAATACATTTATCATTTGACAATACAAATTTTAATTCATCTAAATAAGGTCGCTTGACTGGATATATTACAACTGGTTTATAAGTAAGGTTTTTTTTTTCTTCTTGTGTTAATGGTCTCAAAACAATATCATGTTTGGAATTCAAAATTCCGTGAAACCTCGCACCATTCTCCATAAACTCTACCATATTGTTGAACGTTACTTTTGACATGTTGATAGTTTTATAAAATGAAAATAAGTATTTCAATTTTATAAAATTGATTTTCAAAATGATTATTGAACATATTAAACATGGAAAACTTGCAAACTGGGAACTTCGTATTGCTGAATGGTGGTGATTTCAAACCACTCTATTTAATTTTGGAAAATTTGGAAAATGGTGAATACAACGCATGGTCGTGTCCTCCTACTTCTGATAAATGTTATTGTCTTGAACGTCTTCAAGTGGATTTAATGCCTAAAGAAGCGTTTTCAGAAGTCATCGTATTGAATAAGAAGAAATCAAGGCAAAACGCATATGTTTTATCCAATGATAAATATACTATTGTTATTAGCAAACAATGGACCAAAGAAAATCCTGATATTTGGTCTTCGATTCAATCACTAAATTAATTTCTTTTATTTACCATTTTTTTGGGTTCGAAATTTATAATAACCCCATTTGTCTCATCGCCGTGTTTTGGGGTGAGTGGACCATTGACAGCATTTTCATTATAGGTACCATTTTGTTCTACTTTATCACAAAGAGATAATTTTTTTAAAATAGGTCCAATGTATGGGTTTTCACATAGAAAACCAAATAGTGTATTATCTAAACCACCGCCTTTCAAGTTAAGTGTTTTATTTTTTAGATTTTTTCTACTTATTTTCTTTGTATTTTTTTTATTCTTTGTATTTTTTTTATTCTTTGTATTTACTATTTTCTTTAGGTTTTTATTGCTCATTATAATATAACAATAAAAAATTGAAAAACTTATTTATCATTAAAAAACTTAAGATGGATTACATTCGGGTTAATACGTATTACGACTATATCACCGATAATGGTGAACGCATTTATACACACGAATTTAGACGTGCATTTATTGATAGTTTGATTGACCCTTTGGATTATTTCTTCATGAAAGCACGTCTGGATTGTCAAGATTATTTTATAGAAAATAACTGGACGTTTGTACAATTGAAAGATTTTCAAAATGATAATATTTCCAACATGGCATTGGAACAAGATTATAAAGATAAGTTGATGATTTTGCGTGATTATTTACAAGACTATTATTAAGTATTTTTACCATATTTCCCATACTTTTTTTTCTGATTCATTTCTGGATTTTCTGACTCATTTCTGGGTTTGGTTATTTTGGCAACTTTTTACACTGATTTATAGGAAATATGGTAAACATAAAGCAGTTATACGGTATATGTTTGGAATGCGTTGGGCCCCTACAGAGAAACACTAACGTTATTGGCATTTAAGTTGTGACGAGAACGTAAGTTTGTTAAATGTTCGTTAGAATCCGTCTTTGAAAAAATCATGTCTGCGCGTGCCACGTCTGGGCTGGCCACGTCTGGGCGGGCATTTCCATTGAACATGTACCTCGCGCCACGACCCCGATCGACACAAAAACTAAACGATCTTATAATAGGTAATGTACACAAAAAATCCATAAACAAACTCTTTAAAGTTCCACCTTTCATCTTGAGGGTTTTCCTTTTATTTACTATTTTTTTCTTTTTCTTATTTGTTTTCTTTTTCTTTTTCTTTTTCTTTTTCTTATTTGTTTTCTTTTTCTTATTTGTTTTCTTTTTCTTATTTGTTTTATTTGATTTATATCCTCCTCCATTATCTTTTATACAGGCAGTTCTAATCGCGTCTTCATCTATTTCAAATGTCTTTCCATAACTATTCCTTATATCTTCAATAAGACCATCGCAATCTAGTTCACCCCAATCTTCTTTATAATCTAATATAGCATTTTCAATTTGTTCTTCATCAAATACAGGAACTCTCACTATTTTTCTACACGAAGGACATTTTAATATTGTTTTTTTGTTTGACTTTTCAAATAAATCAAAGCATTCTTTATGAAAAGTATGACCACAACTTGTAGTCATTAGTACTTCACCCTTTGTCATTTCATCCAGACAAATAACGCATTTTTCCATATATATATATAGTTAATAAAATTTCAATAGTTTAGAATATATCTTAAAATTCATAACTAATGTTTAATATTATATATGATTATTGATAAATATAAGAAAAAAAATATAACTATTTACATTAGATAAAAATATAAGCGATTAATCAAAATAACTATTCAACCCATTTTCTCCGTGTACATTTTTTTTCTTTTTAATCCAACAATACTTTAGTTCAACATCTTTCTTCGTATTTTTTCCATGAACTTATCGAATAAATATGTTTTAATTTATTTCCCATTAGGTTCTAAATCATCCACCAATATTATTATCAAATCGTTCTTTAAAATCTTTATTATATTTTAATAAGTCTATATTTATAAATATTGTTTTTATAAGTATAATGATACGTATTACCACTTTGCATATCAATAAAAGGTATTTAATCTGAATTAAATAAGTGATTTCATATACCAATAATATATGAAATAATTAATATATTATTTATATATGTATAAATTATTAGTATTTTGTATTCTCATATTTGTTGTCTCATTATTTAGTTTACAAATATTAGAAAAATATAAAGAAGAAAATAATATATTAATACAAAATCGTAATTTCATTATTCCAGTTACAACTATTTTTTCTTTTTTTATAGGTTGTTATGCTATTTCTAGTATTATAAATCAAAACAATAAACACGAAAAATATTATGGTATTTATTATCTTATTTTTATTGCCATTATTTTCTTATATGTCAATATGAACTTTTTAAATAAAGAAAAAATGACAGACTATATTAAGGGTAAAAAATATTCATCATTTGGTTCTATTTTATCTATTGGTATAGGGGCACTTTTATTTGGTTTCTTGGATAATTTTGGTATGAAATTAGGCATTGAAGCTCTGGATGATATGTTTATTTTACTCTTTTTAGGTCCGTTTTCTATTACAAATCAATACAAAGAACATAACAAAAATATTTATAAAAATATAGGCATCATGAATGAATGGGTCAACAAAGATTGGCGACGAATGATCAATCAATGTATGCGATATGAAACTGAAATCATGAACAATAAAAAACTTAGTGGATTGGCCAACGCCATTCAAAAATTTGGTTCTAAAAAATTAGACATTCCAGAAAGTATTTTAAAACACACACAATCTACAAATGAATATGTAGATAACATACGACGCAAATACGATATTATCCATGATTCAAAATCAATGTTGGGAAATACTTTTTCAAATGTGATTGCTGCTCTATTAGGTGGGGCTATTTTGAATATTTTTGTTTATCTAACCATATATGATGATACCAATACAGGAGACAAATCCATCAACCAAAATTACTTTGTGAGAAATCGTGAAAACTTTATGCCATTGATTGAAATGGTCTTTATTTTTATTGGTTGTATTATACCTATTTTCTTACACATCGCAATGGAAAAAAGTGAATATGTATCTATACGTTCATGGTATGTCATTATTATTGTCGCTGTTTTGATGATTGCGATGATGTACATAAGTTATATAAATGTTGAATCTATGACTTATGAAGATAAAATCAATTCTATTATATCTAATTTGAGATTTTCTATGAAACGAACCGATTTGTCTACACCAAAAGAAAAAGAAATCTATGAAAAATGTGAAAACTTTATATCTAACCTGAAACAGCCGCCATAAATAACACAAATATGGATAATACAAGCATAGGAGCAACATTTGGTGTACCCCCCTTGGTTTCACCATATTGGTCTGGAGCATTTATAGTATTTTTATTTTTTATATTTGTTATAATGGTAGGCATTGATTTTGTATACAAAAAATGGTTGCGGTTTTCTCTTATTAAATATATCGGGTGTGCTTTTTGAATTAAATCGTCATTCCCTCGCCGCTTGACGAAACAATTTGGTTCATTTAATTCATAAACATAAATATGAATTTTTTTTTGAGGCATTTGTATTTTAATAAATTCTGTAATTATATGCAGTTCTGCTTCGTCGCCCCATCTTTTTCTTTCAGCGGTTTCATTTAAGGCAACTATTGTTTTATTTTCTTGGTTATTCTGAGAAGTACCTGATGTATAGGAACCTATTTTTATATTATCTATAGATATATCATATAAAAATCCATAACAATGACATAATAATCTCAAACCTCTATGTTTTTTATATCTATTAAGATTATATTTTTGTCTCTTTAGTACTGCTGCTGCTGCTACTGCTGCTG